ACTAAATTAGGGGAGTGTTTATGCACTCCCTTTATAAAGGATAAACTATGGAACTATTTGGATTTCAGATAAAGAGAAAGGCAGAAGGTAATAACAACATACCTTCTTTCGTTCAAGCAAATGAAGAAGACGGCTCAGTAAATATTGCCGCAACAGGTACTGGTGTCAGTAGCTTTTTAGATATGGATGGTACGGCTAAGTCTGAAGCTGAATTAGTACAGAAATATAGAACTATGTTGCAACAGCCTGAGGTTTCTCAAGCAGTTGATGACATCGTTAACGAAGCTATTTGTATCTCACACGATCAAAAAGTTGTCGAATGTATTACGGATGATGTAGATTTATCTGATGGTGTTAAGAAGAAGATTAGAGAAGAGTTCGATACAGTACTAAAATTGTTGGACTTCTCTAATAACGGATACGAGCTATTTCAGAAATGGTACGTTGACGGAAGAATTAACTACCACGTGATGATCGATAATACAGCACCACGTAAAGGCATACAAGAGTTACGATATATCGATCCACGAAAGATTCGTAAAGTTCGTGAGTTTGAAAAAGAGAAAGTTGGTGGCAATAATGAAAACCAACTAGTAACTAAAAAGGTTAAAAACGAGTACTTCATCTATAGTGAGAGGGGCTTTAATAACATGGCAGGAATAGCAGGGGCACAGCAACAGCAAACCCAAGGCAACGCCACCATGAACGGACTCAAGATTGCTAAAGATTCAATTGTGACTTCAAATTCTGGGCTATTGAACGAGACTAGTACATTAGTGCTATCTCACATGCATAAAGCATATAAGCCTTTGAATCAGTTGAGAATGATGGAAGATGCAGTTGTTATCTATAGGATCTCAAGAGCACCTGAAAGAAGAATTTTTTATATTGATGTGGGTAATTTGCCTAAGCTTAAAGCAGAGCAGTATCTACGTGATATGATGACCAAGCATAAGAATCGCATGGTTTACGACATGGCAACTGGTGATGTAAAAGATGACCGCAGACATATGTCCATGACGGACGATTTCTGGTTACCACGAAGAGAAGGTGGTAGAGGGACTGAAATTACAACACTACCTGGCGGACAAAATCTAGGTGAACTAGATGACGTATTGTACTTCCAGAAGCGTTTGTTTAAGTCATTGAACGTGCCTATTTCTAGAATGGAGTCTGATGCAGGATTCTCTCTAGGTAGAGCAAGCGAGATTTCACGAGATGAGATCAAGTTTGCTAAGTTTGTTAACAGATTAAGAACTAGGTTCTCAACGTTATTCGATAAGATACTTGAGAAGCAATTGATTCTAAAAGGAATCATCACTCCAGAAGAGTGGCCGGCTATTCAATCAATGGTTCGCTATGACTTCATGAGTGATAATCACTTCGAAGAATTGAAGTCTAGTGAGATATTAAGAGAACGTCTAGGTGTTCTGAGAGACATTGATGAGTATGTAGGTAAATACTACTCTGGTGATTGGGTACGTAAGAACGTATTACAAATGTCTGAAGATGAAGTCGAGAAGATGAAAGAAGATATCGAAGAAGAGGACAAAGCTGCCGCAGAAGCGGAAAAGGCACTCGGAAACGATAGCGATATAGATGATCTAGATATTTAAAACACTAGTTGTAAAAGAATATAAATAAGATTATATAATAAAGGAGATAGTAAATGAGTGTTAAAGAATTGATTCAGAAAGCATCGGACAAAGACGCAACAGGGTTTGAGTCGGCTTTCAGCGATATTATGTCGGACAAAATGATGGCTGCTATCGAAACAAAATACACAGCAATGTTTTCACCAGAAGAAGTTTCTGTGGAAGCTGAAGCTGAAACAGCAGAGTAAGGGGCTAACATGAAAAGCTTTAAGGATATGCTTGCAGAGACCGTGGATAAACCTCGATCTCCGGATGAACAAAACTTTCTAGACAAACATCTAGTAAGTAAGCAAGATCATCCAGTCGCAAAAGATGACCAGTTTAACGGCGCACCCATTAAGAAGAAGAGTAAGCGCATTGCTGATCAGGAAAAAGACAAGGAAGTGTATGAATCTTCTGAATCTGAAATGACACCTGAGCAGGAAAAGAAGCGTGAAGAGATTATACAATCTTTGAAAGCGAAGATGGGCGAATTCAAATCCCGTTATGGCGACAAAGCTAAAGATGTTATGTACGCAACTGCTACTAAGATGGCTATGAAAGAAGAAGAAGAGGTCACTGAAGAGATCACTGAAGGCGTTCTAGCTGATCTACAAGACATCGTAAAAACAAAATCTATGAAAGCAGTTAAATTTAAAGACGGTAAGAAGCAGAAAGTTGATCTAACTACTGCATCAATGATAATCTCTATGCATAAGCAACTCAATGGTGCAAACCGAAAGAAAGTTGAAGGCATGCTAGATGATAAAAATAACTTCATGAAGATGGTACAATTTGCCATGAGTGCGGGGAAATAATATGTCTGGAGTCTTAAGAGGAACAAGCGTACTCGTTTCGTTGGCAGCTAACGCCACAAGTGGAGGCGCACACACGGGCACTTTATCAAGTAGAGTTAGAATTTGTAACGAACTTGCTAGTGGACTTAACACAGTCGTGATTGGCGCAACAGCGCAAACGACAGTTACAGTGAACGGTAACACAGAAGTTGATCGTGAAGCTGGTCTAACATACAGCTTCAAAATGCACCCAGGCGAAACTGTAACTATTGAGAAGCAAGTCGGTCAAACTATTACACCTACTGGCAACATCTCATATACACCAGTCGTCTACAGGTAAGGGAGGGATAATGTCACTACTAATTAAAGAACTCGTTGAAGACGTACAGTATATCTCAGAAGATATTCTTAACGAAGCTGGCGAAAAGACCGGTAAGAATTACTTCATCGAAGGTATCATTATGCAAGGTGATATCAAAAATAGAAATGGTCGCATGTATCCTTCAGGCGTTCTCGTAAAAGAGATGAAGAGATATAATGAGACATATGTTGAGAAAAATCGTGCATATGGCGAACTAGGACATCCAGCTGGACCAACAATTAACTTAGATCGTGTATCTCACATGTTCACAGAGTTAAAGCAAGACGGTTCGAACATTGTTGGCCGTGCTAAGATTATGGAAACCCCCATGGGCAAAATCGTTAAGAATATTATCGATGAGGGCGGACTAGTTGGTATTTCGTCTCGTGGTATGGGATCAATTAAACAGAATAAGAACGGAATCATGGAAGTGCAAAGCGACTTTATGCTTGCAACTGCCGGAGACATCGTTGCAGACCCGTCTGCTCCTGACGCATTCGTAAAGGGTGTTATGGAAGGGGTAGAATGGATATATGATGTTGCTTCTTCTTCATGGACTTCAGCGCAAGCTTTTGACCAAATTGAAGAAGAAATCAAGGAGACTGCTAAAGTCTCTACACTAGAGTTAGAAGTGAAAGCTGCCGCTCTATTTGAAAGGTTTGTAAGGTCTTTGCGTTAAAAGCGTAACACATGATTTTTATAAATAATACTAAATGAACACACTACTTATAAAAGGAGAATCAAAATGAGTGAAGAACTAGAAAAGAATCTAGACCTAGAAGAAGCGAAAGCTACGGGTGAAGATTCTGTTGCAGCCGATGCTGTTACTCCCGCAGGTGGTTCAGTTAAAAAGCGTAAGGGCGATCTAAAGAAAGCCGCTGACGCAAAAGCTGATGACATCGAAGATGATGTTAAGACACCTCAAGGAAAGAATGACGCAGGACTAAAAGAAGCAGTTGAGCGCATGTTTGAAGGAACAGATTTATCTGAAGACTTTAAAATGCAAACAGTCGCTATCTTCGAAGCCGCAGTACACGAAAAGGTGTTGGCCGAAACAGCTACACTGGAAGAAAAGTTTGAAAGCGATCTACAGGAACAAGTAAACGTTGCTGTAGAAGAGTTGGTAGAAAAAGTTGACGCCTATCTTGACTACGTTGTAGAAGGTTGGATGGATGACAATCAGGTTCAAATCGAAAGCAACATTAAAGTTGAAGTCGCTGAATCACTATTGACTGGAATCAAGGGACTTGTTGTTGAACACAACATGGAAATCGATGATGAGCAAAAAGATATCGTTGCTGATTTGGAAGGAAAGCTCGAAGAGTCTACTACTAAATACAACGAGATTGTTGAGCAAATGATTGAAGTCCGTGAAGCTAAAACACAGGCTGATCTTGAAGTTGCATTCAAAGGAATTTCTGAGGACTTGACCGACACACAAGCAGACAAGTTGCGTGTTCTCTCAGAAGGCGTGTCTTACGATACAGTAGAAGATTACAGTAAGAAACTTGTTGCTATTCGTGACAACTACTTCACTGAATCTGCACATGTTGTATCAGAAGACGAAACTGATCTTCTAAATGAAGAGATTGCGGATGATGTTAAGCCAACAGTACAATCGGATCAATACCCGAGTATCGCTGGTTATGCTGATTCTTTAAGCCGTTCTGCCGCAAAATAATTTTTATATAAATACTACTAAGTAAATCTCAAAAAAGGAGAACCACAAAATGAGAAATGAAGAACTGATGAACAAGTGGAAGCCCATTCTGGAGCATACTGCTCTTCCGGGTATCCAAGACTCTCATAGAGCGGCTGTTACAGCAACTCTACTAGAGAACACAGAAACGTCTATGGCAGAAGAAGGTGGACCATCTTCACTATTAGAAGCGGCACCTGCCAACTCTACTGCTGACATGACATCCTATAATCCCGTACTGATTTCTTTAGTACGCCGTGCAATGCCTAATTTGGTTGCATATGACATTGCTGGCGTTCAGCCAATGACTGGTCCTACTGGACTTATCTTCGCAATGCGTACTAAGTACGAAGACACCAGCGGTAAGCCAGAAGCATTCTACGGTGAAGCTGATACTGATTACTCTGGTACTGGAACTCATGCTAACGCATTGGGTGCTGGCTCAGAAACAACTGGTACTGGTCTTACTACTGCTGCCGCAGAAGCTCTTGGTGATGGTGCGGGTGATGAGTTCGCTCAAATGTCTTTCGCTATCGAGAAAGTATCTGTAACAGCTAAGTCACGTGCTTTGAAAGCAGAGTACACAACTGAACTTGCTCAAGACCTTAAAGCTATCCATGGTTTGGATG